ACTCATAACCTGTTACAACAGTAAACATTATCAGATATCCCCTTCTTTACGATTCTCGGAATGGAATACTCGGAATACTCCTTCTGGATAACGAGCAGTTAGTTTCTCTACGTTGGTCTCTAAAACCTCTTCAATACTAGTACCAAGAGCAATACAACCTTGTGCGATATACCACATAACATCACCCATTTCTTTGATCATGTGAACGCGAGATTGCTCATTATATGGTTTTCCTTGGAATGCAATCTTCTTCACTACTTCTGCAAATTCACCACCTTCTGCAGTTAAACCAATTGCAGCAGTGAGAAGTCGGTTCAAGTCAACACCAACAGCGTTTACGTTGTCTTCAGGCTCCTTGCGTTCAAGCACATTAACCCTAGCAATAAATTCTTCTGGGTTACTGGAAGCAATACTAGTAGTATCGCCAACAAATTCTTGATATGCTTCTAGGCTAATTAGTTTCTTTGTCATACTTTGAATCCTTCAAATGTGCGTTGTGATTTTTTAAACTTTGAATCGTGCTCATCTTCCTGTCCCGTAGAAACCAGAGTCCTCTGAGCACTGTCCTCAACATTATACAGCTTCATCTTCGCTCTGTCAATACCCACGACAAATCTCTTGAAGGCAGTCGGGTCATTGTAACGATTCTTCAACTGCTTAACCATGATCTGGTTGAGGTTCTCAAGTTCTTCCGTGCTAATTAAAGCAAACATAAAGTCTGCAGTAGCAGGAAGACCAAATGACTCTGATGTATCAGTTAGTTCTACGTCAGAGTTACCATATCCACTACGAGTAGTTTGAGTTGCAGTAACAATTGGAACATTACATTCAACAGCAAGTCCACGAAGTTCTTCTGCAATTGCTTTGACATAGGTATAAGAATTTACAAGTGTACCCTTATACCTAGACGAGGCACAGATGTTTAGGTAATCAATAAAGATAATATCTGGTCGAAATCCTTTTTTCAATGCAAGATCATTTAAAAGAGATTTAAAATGTCCCACATGTGCGGATGCAGTTGGATATTCTTTAATAATTAACTTGCCTCGTGTCTTTTCAGTTAATTTAGCAAGTTTACTTTCATAGGTACTCTTAGGTAAATTTACAATATCCTGAATATCTACATTCAAGAGGTTCGCATCAATTCTTTCAGCAATCCGTTCCTCTGCCATTTCAAGTGTAATGTAGAGAACGTTGCGCCCCTGCAGGAGGATGGAGCTAGCCATGTGGCACATGAATAAACTTTTCCCGACACCTGTACCAGCAAGAGCGACATTGAGAGTCTTGTTAGGGATACCACCCTTTGTAATTTTGTTGAATAGATCAAGATCAAACGGGATTTTGTCTTCTTTTTTATGATAGAAATCATATCGAGAATCTGAGTCTGAAATGTAATCATGACCAATATGGTCATCGAAAGAAACTGAAAGTGCATCAGAAAGGATTGAAGGAATAGAATCCTTACTTCTAGTCTTATCCTTTCCGTCTGCAATTTTAACTGAATCCAATAGAGCCAAATAAATGGCTCTATCCTTGCACCATTTTTCTGTAGTATCTAATAACCATTGTTCATCAAACTTTTCTTCCGTTAGGTCATTAACTAAGTTTACTGATTTTTGAAATGCATCGTCAGAAATATCTTTACGATTTTCAATCTCAATCTTCAGTACTGTTTTTGTTGGAATATCATCATATTTGGTGACATACTTATGAATCTCCTGAAATACAATTTTTTCTACTAGAGATTCAAAGTATGTTTCTTTGATAAAAGGAATTACCTTTCGTGTGTACTTTTCATCATAAATTAAGTTTGATAGAATTTTGGATTCAATACTATCCATCAAGCCTCATCTCCCTCAAAGGTTTCCACTGTCCCATAACTATACTCCTTTTTGGCACATTCGTCAAGTGCCTGCATTATCTGGGGGGTGAAGAACCTCTCAGGATCTGAAAGAATCTGTTTAGCATAATGCTTACCACCATCAATTTCATAACGTCCACCAGACTTAACGAAAACTCCGTACTTCTCACCCAGTTCCAGTAGTCCGTAGTACTTGTCAAGTCCACGCTCATCATAAAATAACCTTGTTTCAATTAGTGAATTTTCCTTAGTGAATCTAGACTTGAATGCCTTACATTTGATAATGTTGCCAACTACTTCAGTGCCATCTTTCTCTTTTGATTTGGATAGATAGACAATTGTAGATGCAGCATACTTGAGACCAGAACCACCACCCATTTCTTTGGTTGGCATGTAAGATCCAATCACATCATACGTGTGGTTGGTAACGATCATAGGGATACCAGCAGTTCCTAGCTTCAGGGAAAGAATACGGAATACAGACTTGATAACCTGAGAACGGGTCATGTCACGGGTTTCCTTGCCTGCTGAGGCATCTTCAATCTCCTTGGTGGTCGCAAGCATTCCCAGAGAGTCTAGCACGAACATCAGGGGTGGGCGCTCATCCTTCTTGAGTTTCATGTATTCGTCAACAACCTTAATTGATTGAGTACGAAACTCTTGTACTGTGGATACTGGAACCAAACCAACTCGCTTGGCATCAATACCACGACTAGTCATCATGTCTTTGGTGATTGCGGACTCAGTTTCAAAGTAAATTACTTCTCCAGTAGGATTTTGTTGAAGGAAGTATTTAACGATTGAGAGAGCAAAGAAAGTTTTTCCAGTAGATGACTCACCAGCGAGAGCTGTAATCTTGTTGTTAGGTAGCCCGCCAAAAATACTGCCACTAAGCAGAGCATTAAAGATATAACTACCAGTGTCAACAAAGCCTCCGCAATCTCCTGCGGCGACTCCATCTTCGACGATTCCTGCATATTCGTTATCCAGTTCTTTAATAACACTATTTAAAAAGCTCATAAGTACCTCAGTAATTTATAAAAATGCTTCAAGGGTGCCACGTTTCTCGGATACCCATCCGATTGCATTTAACACAGAGTTTAGTGGCTCAAGGAAGCTCTTGGAGAATTGCATATCATAATCAATATACTTTTCTAGGTTAAACTCTGTTGGTAGTGTTTGAAAATATGAAATGATATTTTCTTGAATAGGATTAGGAAGTTTCAAATAAACAAATTTGATCTTCTCTCCCTCCTGAATATATGGATACTTGTTATTTAATTTTCTAGTCTTGACCAGATGATTATATACCAGTGCTCCACGAACTTGGATTGGAGTCCTTGTGACATACAGTGTAGAGCTACCAGTATACTTATTCAAATTGTTGAGACTTCTTGGAAAAGAAATGTCAACAATGTTCTGCTTTTTGGTGTCCTGCCTAACTTGATTAATGAATTCAATAAGGGTATCGTTATCTTTGTTAATGATGACCTCAAATGCTTTCATCAATTTATCTCGGAAGAAAGATGGTGTTGATGATCGAGCAGTTTCCAAGCCCATGATTTTCATCTTTGGCTTTTCATATCTTACACCTTCACTGTCCCATACGTTGAGAATGTAACGTTTCTTTGCGGTCCAAATTCCTTTGTCTGCAATGTTCTCACGCTTCATCTTCATCTTTTGGTCATACGCATTTAGGTACGTTGCCAACTCTTGGTAAGAACTTTCAATATAAGGCTCAAGTTCCACCTTACAGATCTTGTCAAGGAAATTGACAATCTTCTCAATAGCGACCTCTCTTCCTTTGTATACACTTTCAACCAAAGGACCCAGATTAAGGTAAATAGAATCAGTATCTGAAGCAATAACATAATCTTCGTTATCTGTTTTTAACAGTTTATTTAGATACTTATTCATCTTGTTCTCAATCCATCGGATTGATACTTGACCAGATAGAGTGATAGCCTCTGCATTGGTAATTCGGAAATACCTAAAATACTCGTTGCCAATTGCACCATAAGCTGAGTTGAGTGCAATTTTTCTAGCCATCTGGTTGTTTTCGTACCTTGCAATATCCTTGAGATACTTTTTATCTTTGGTTTCTTCGTAAAGCTTTTTGGACTCAATCATCTTCTTTTTGAAGATTACTCGGTCATCATACATTTTCTGCATAAGCTTTGGAAGAAACCCTTGCTCATGAGTATCATACATTGCTCCGTTGGCACACACAGTAGCACACTCTAGAGAACTAGTATCAATTTGTTTATTCAATACTTTGTCCACAGATATGCCAGGAAACCTTTCTGGCAGTAATGTTTCAGGAGAAACATTATATTGCATAATTAGGTGCGGATATAGTGAGTTCAAGTCAAATGACACAACCCACTCATGCTTACCAAGTAAAGGATCTTTTACATATGCACCTTCATATGCATAATCTTTAGTGTGAGTGCTCTTGGGAGGAACTACAATATTCTTTTTCTTCAAATAATTGAAAATAATATTGTCCCAAGTCTTTACCTGAGAATACACGTCTTCAAAATTCTCCTTGGCATCGAATGCCATTGTAATAGCAAGTTCGATTAGTTTCATTTTATCATCAAGACGTTCAACGAGTTCTACGTCTCGGATGTTATAATCAATAAACTTTTGCCAATCTTTGGTATAAAAATCTTTGAAGTTTTCAAACTCAGAGTGATCTAGCTTTTTCTCTCCAAGTTCAACAAATGCAATGTGATCGAGACGATAAGACTCTCGTGTTACATATGTGAACTTTTTATACAGATCTAGATAATCAAGAACAGAAATTCCAGCAATCTCATAAATGATGTGAGATCTACCACGGATCCCAATTTCTCGATTAGTAACAACTGTCCATGGAGATATAGACTTCATGTGCTTGGTGGATAATACCTTTTCCAAGCGACGCATGATATATGGAATATCATACAAGCATACATTCCAACCAGTAACCACATCTGGAGTATTCTGAACCCACCATTCAAGAAACCCAGATAGCATTTCTTGTTCAGTCCAGAACACTCGATAATCTACATCAGATCTAGTATTTTCATATTCACGAACACCCCATACAATAATTTGCTTTGTATTGAGATCTTTTACTGTAATACACAGCATTTCCTCTGATGCAGCTTCCACATTTGGAAATCCATTCTCACATGCAACCTCAATGTCCAAGGACACAATTTGCATAGAAGCTATGTCAAATTTGATTTCTTCTTCTGGGAACTCATCTGCAATATATTGATACAGAAAGCGTTCATAACCATAAACATTAAAGTTATCAACGCCTTCGTACTTTTTCAGGAATTCCTTTGCATCGTTAGTTTTGTCAAAGGTGATGGGACTTACGATATCACCCTCTAGTGTTGTGTACTTACTATCTTTTTTGGATGACACAAACAATGTAGGTGAAAACTTATCTTGAAATATTTCACGAACTCCATTATTGTATCCACGATAGTGTACTACATCACGAATCAATTGTACGTTGGTATAAAACCTCATTTAGAAATCAATTGAGTGTATAGATTGAGAATTTCGGGTTTTGGTTCAATGATAGTCATAATCTTATCGGAGTTCAATAAAATATCTACATCATTAGTAAACGATGGATATTTGTCTAATTGAGCATAATCTGTTTGAACAACTGTAATTTCTTTACCGTCTTTAATATTTTTTTCTTCGGTTGTTTTTAGAAACACTGCATTATCTGGGGGAAAATGTTTATCTTCATCATTATAATCCCAATATGTCAATGGGTCAACTTTGTATGGATTTTTCATGTATAGAGAAGGCTCTTCATCTAGCTCCTCATATTCACAAATAATATAATCATTGTTGGTCAGTTGAATTAGTTTAATATTCATGGTGGGCTCCATCGGAACATCTCTATGTATCGTAGCACAGTCTGGCTGGCTTGTCAAGTAAAAAGACCCAATCCCTGAAAGTTGCCAGGGTGGGTCTGTGCCGACGATATTTGGGGTTGTCCCAAGTCTATTTATTTAATTGTATTTTCTCCAGGGAAGTTTGAATCTCGGTCTTCTGTTAGGAACTTTGGGTCTGATTTAGCTCCAGTAATTGACCATGTAGTTTTCTTCTGATGCTCTGGAATAATTCTTTCAATATCTACAGTTAGTAGCCCATGCTCAAAACCTACAGAGGATACTCTGTGCTCATCGGATAATTGAATCTTGCGGGTAAATGAACGTTTTGACAGTCCTTTATGTACATACTGTCTAGAAGAATCTCTTTCCTCAACTTTGCTGGCAATTGTGAGAACGTTTTGTTCTGTAAAGACTTCAATCTCTTCTGGTTTAAATCCTGCAAGAGCGACTTCAATTGTGTAGTTACTGTTGTCATGTTTGACGATGTTGTAGGGCGGATAGTTTACGTTTACCGAATTGTGCATTGTGTCAAGTCGGTTAAACATTTCATCCAGACCTACAGCGAGTGGAGCATAGTCGTTCCAAAATGAGTCTAGTGATTGAGTGGTAAATCGCATGTTCTTAATCTCCTTAGTAAGCGAGAGTTATTTTAGAGACCCCGAAGGCATCTCTTCACAATTATATATATGCGTTTAGGAAAAATGCTAG